CCTATGACTGAACATTGAAAGTCTTTTTTATATCACTGGTAATACTATCAAACATTGCTTTCACTTTGTCAATAGATTCTTCTTCCAAAAATTCATCTGCTTTTTCATCACCGACAGTTTCCTTTATCTCCACTTCTTTCGCATCTTCAACAGCCTGAGTGGAAGTTTCTTTGACAACAGCAAGAACTTCATCTATAGCATTTTTAAATGTAGTAACCATTATCTCCATACATGAAGCTATTTTTTCGTTGAGAGATTCAGAAAGTTTCTGCTGTACCGTTTCAACCATTTTTTCAAAATCAGCTTCTTTCATTGTAAATTCCTCCCCATCAATAATTGATACATCAATTTTCTTAACTTCATCAGACAATTGATCCTTATGTAACGATTTTAATGCAGTTTCAAGATCAACTAACATAGGAAACGCTTTTTCCTCAAGAGAACGAACCACTTCACCTTGATCAATACTATTCTGCAAAGCAACAGGGTTTGCTGGAACGAGAACATGAGAACATTCAAGAAGCTCAACTTCAGTATAAACATACTGCACTCCTGCTTTTATCCATTTTTTATATTGAGAAGGTTCTATTTCTTCAGGACATTTTTCATTTTCATCAACAAAAAATCCTTTCTTTCGCATAAACCCAACACTATAAGCAGCAACACCCTTACTTGCAAGAACCCATCCCCAATCAGCCTCAGGATTCTTTACCTGCTCATTCACATAATACTTAAATGTCGTCACAAGAGAGCCATCAACAACACCAATCTTTGAAGCTTCACCAATCTGATTCATCAATCCATGATAACTATGAGAAGAAAGTAAAACAGGATGGGCTTTATAATTCTTCAATCCATTTACCCAAGCACTTGCAAGTATAATTTCATGATACCTGTCAATTGTTTCATCAGACATTATGACATCTACCGAAAAATTATCCTCGTTAATGCTTCTTACTTCAGATTTAATAACTCGTCGAGTGAGTTCCATAAAAACCTCCTTTTAATTATCCTTGGATTTAACATATTCAAGAGCACTACCAAATGATCTTTGCAAAAACAATCTGTGACCAAATGCTTGTCCTTGATTAACTTCATATTTAGCAATTTCCATTGATTTCTGAGTAAGCAAATTAAATACCACTCGTACTTTCTCAGCCCCTTCATCTTTATTCAATTCAAGTTCTTCAAGTGTCATGAATAACGATTCAAGAAGATCAGCAAATTTCTCGGTAATCAATTCAATACGTTCAGATATATAAGAAACCACTGCAATATTTGTATTATTAATTTTTTGCTTACTATCAACACTCTCACAATCTTTTGTAAACGAATTTGAAATCACATGAAAATAAGCCTGTTGTAAATCACTTGACAATTTAGCAAATTCTCGTTTAATGTCAGGATGTACAAACTCTTCATCAAACAAAGAGCCTAAAGTCTTTTTACGAACATCAAACACAAACTTTTTTATTTTACTTCTAAAATCAGCTTCATTTGCAGAAATAATATTATTATTATTGTCGTCATCACAACATTCAAGTTCTCCAAGAGATTGTTTCAAAAACATTTTTGCAGGTTTTGGATTTCCTGGATTTGCATTTCCCGGAACAACTGTACCATCAAGAATCATTCCTACTGGTAAATATCCACCTGGAACCCACCACTGATCTCCCCAAGAAACATCTTGCATACCTAAATCAAGTCTTCTATTAATATCATTAATTGGAAATCCCATCGCAGCCATCTTTGCAGCAGTAACTACTTTTTCTTCATAATTTGACTGTAAAGAACCTACGGTAGCAAGATCAAATTCACCCCAAATTTTACCTTTCCCGCGTCTTTGGCCAATATTCATAAAAAACTTTGACCAAAGATGATCTTCAATATAATGAGTCTTCGGAAGTAAACATTCTTCCCAAAATTGTTTATCAGCAGCTTTTAACCCACTATATGATTTTATATCACCATACATACCAAGAACAACTTCATTAACATGAAACGCAGCAAGAATCTCTTGGCGAGTTAATTTTTTACCTTCAATATAATCCATATCTTTTTGAGAAATCGAAGCTTCGGTATATTTTCCTCCACCTTCAATCAAAGCAATCTTATGTGCTTTATCATATCCACCATGTCTATCCTCAAACTGTTTTAAGATACGATTAAACTGTTCTTCAGTTAATTCTCCATCAACAGTAATAAAGCCACCAACTTTTGCCCCATTCTTAAAAAATGCAGAATTAAATCGAGTAGCATAATAATCTTGATTCATAGGTTCTTTTGCTGCATCAAGTGGTGACATTCCTCGAATATTATCATAGGGATTATAATATTTAAACTGAATAATCTCCCATGGAGCAAAAGGTATTGCATTATTTGGATCCCCACTACTATTATAAAGCCATCCAACAAGATTTCCATTTTTAACTACAGGAGTAAAATAACTTGGTGAAAATGTCCAAATCTCTTTTGGTAACTCTGTAACATTGGTTCTACCCTCAAGAATCCAAAATGCTTCACCATAAATCCCTAAAAAAATCATTGTCGCTTCAATAAGCTGACGTTGAGACATAAGAGGATTTGGATTCATAAACAACTCATAGATAGGACCACTTTCAATTTTCTTTGAAAGTCCAGCCCCAATCTCTTTCTTGATAACAAACGGGACACGAGAAACGTTATTGCTAATTGCGGTAATCGCAGAATATACCCAAAGACTTTGTTTGTATGGAAGTGAAACAACATTGCCTTGTGTATTCATTATTTCTCTAAGAGATTTGAAAACCAATCGATCAGCAGGAAGGGTACCAATTGCTGCTTTTCGTTTAAGACCTAATATATCAATAATTTTATCGGTCAAATTAAATTTCATCATCCCTCTAAGTGCTATGTGTTAAAAAAAAACATACTTTGAAATACAAAGATACCCTTCCTAATAGTTTGTCAACCATTTTTTAAAGCCATCTCATTTTCAATCCACCCTGTACTCGCGAAATTGTATGTAAATAATATCGTAAAGAATCTGGAGCGTGGTCAAACTTACCTACAGGTTCATCTATCACATTCCCATTTCGATCCTTCTTCCAAGAATAAGCTCGCAGTTCTCGAATCACATTCAATGAATTACTCATTACATGTAAATTATATTTCTTCACCGAATCAATCCCAGGAACAATAGACCGCACAGCTTCCTTAACTTTAAATCCGGCAAGCTTTATTTCTTGTATTTCTTCTGGTCGAGAAGGATCCGCAAAGATCGAATACTTATTACGCCACAGTTCTGGTATCTTCTCCTGCATTATAGGGATCACCATCGAAGTCGTCAACTTCGTATGGTATATCAATTCCTCAATCCAAACATCTTTCTTTTTCACTCTCAGATTCAACAATACTGTAGGATCATTATAACCAAAGTCCATCCCATATCCTACTCTGTCACAAGATGTTACATCTGGCATCCAATCAACAATATCCCAATTCTTATAAATCAGATTTTCAAGTCTTCCCCATTCCCCAAGCGTATAGATATTATAGAATGTAGGATCCTGCATCTCTAAATTCTTTAAATCCTGTCGTGCATCAGTATCAAGAAACGGATTATCTAAGTATGTTGAATGAATTTCCTCAACATCATAATTCTTACTATCAATAATATCCTTCTTAATCCAATGAAATTCATCAACAGGGTTGAACGACATAATCAACCTGTTTTGAAAACCTCCACGTTGTGGTGCTCGTAATCGCAACAACAATTGTTTAAAATCAGCAAATGTAAACTCAGTTGCCTCTTCCATCCAAATCACATTGTATTCGACTGACTTGACTTTTTCAGGATCATCTAATCCCCCGAAGTGCAGAAGATTCATACCAAAGTACCAGTTCATGTGAACCTTCTCTTCAATAATTGATTCTCTAATCCCATAATCAGAAGCAAGCTGTGACAAGACTGAATAACAAGACTGGCGTACTGCTGGTTGACTCTTGCGACAAACAAAGATTTTTAAATGATCAAAATTAATCAACCAATATAAGATAAGTTGGCATAATGAGAACGATTTTGAGGATCCAGCTCCACCACGGTTAACGATTATCCTCTTCTTCGATTCCAAGTTCCGAAAGAAAATGTCAGTCGCAACAATGTCAAGCTCCTTATCCTCAGCGAGATCACTCTGATCATCCTCGTCATCAGAATAAGCAAGTGCCTGAACTTGAGCTTGTTTTGATTGTCCAAACTTCCTCATATAATTCCTTCATTTTATAGTAGGCTTTCATTTTTTGTTCTCAATATCCGCTTTGCAGACATCTTCTTTCTTCGTTCTACAAGACGTTTTTCTTTTTTCATCCGATTTTGATATTCTTTTGTTTGAAACATCTTCTCACCGGTAAGTAATCGCTTTATTCCAACTATAAAAGTAATCACTCCAATCCAAAACAATCCACCGGTTAGAATAGTCGATGATAACATAATTTTTCCTTATCTTTGACTCTCTTCAACAGCTTTCCTAAACGCCAAGATATTCTCAGCTTTCTTTTCAACAGAAGATTTTTTCCCATCACGACGATTTACCACTTCAGAAGCTCTGTTAATCTTCATCCGGATTCCACGTTTATTCTGTCTAATTTCCGCTCGTTCAATAAATCCTCGTTCCTTTCCATGGCACTTCAAATAAAATATTGTTGCAGTAACATTACCATTCCGAATCTGATTCAACAAAGCATTCTCAACTTCATCTGTTACCATCTCCCTAAATTCTATAAATTCCTGATTCAACATCTTATATCGTTTAAATATGTCCTTCACATGGAATACTGAAATCCGTAGATGCTTCGCAACAGAAGTTATCTGTCCATCAGATGCCCAAATAGCATCCTCTACCTCATAATACTTAATATCTGCAAGAACTTTCTTTTGAGATGGTTTAATACCAATCGCTCGTCTTTTATTCTCAATAGATGACATCCTATCCTTACTATGAAGTATATCTTGCTTGTCTTCAATAGATAATGATTTTTCACAAGGAACATCTGAGCCATTAACATCCGAAGAATCTGTGTAAATGCCTCTATCTTTTTTTCTTACAAACTTGGTAGATGCATTCTGTTTTACTACTATATCATTTTGTTCTGGTAATTCTGAATGTGTTCTTCTTCGTGTAAGTGCCATGAAAATATCCTCCTTCCCTTTTACCTTATATAAGAATAAATCTTTGTTTATACATTTGTCAACCTTTCTGTATAATTAAAATGAAATGGTATGAAAAGAAATAAAAGATATGGTTTGGTTTGAGAAGAAGAAGAAAAAGAAGGAGGAGGAGGAGGAGGAGGAGGAGGAATAATATATAATATATAATATATATCATAATGATATACATTATAACTGGCAAAAACTACAGAGGGGGACTATTATTCTTAAAACAACTAATCAATCGAAAAAAAAAGGGGAGGGTTATCCCCTCCCCAGTCATTGAATTGTGTTAGCTTATGCTAACACAATTCGATGAGTCTTCATGATGGGATCACTTTTTAAAGTGAACCCTTTCGTGTACTCTAACGCCTTAAATCCGCGGAGATAGCCAGCGACCCCGCCAGCCGCTTGTTGTTGAGATTTGCCTGTTACGGCCATCCAGATGCCGATTAATTCAGCATCCGACAAGGCAACTGTTCGAAGCAAAGCGGACAGCGTTCGCCCAGCCTTGCCATTGTTTGCGTCAAACAGACGCTTCAGCCCGTTGACGTCGATGCTTTCACCGCTATAAGCGGTGGGCATCACCCTTTTTGAATTGTGTTTCACCTTGGCAGGGACCTCAATTCCTACCAAGAACGACGGCGTCGCTGTCGCCGTCACTGTCGCCGCTGCTACCGTCATTGTCTTCACGTTTGCTTTCATACTCTTTCTCCTTTCATTTTTTGCAGGGTTAATTCCCTGCCATCACCTATACCATTGCATACATTATGCCATATTTGATAATTACTACATTTTAATATATAAGTTATTGATTTCATTAAGTATTTTTTTTAAACTGGTTTGATAAAGTAGTTTACCAACGACAATTAATTCGACATTTATGTCGGATTCTTTAATTGATCATCTTACTTTTTCGTTTGATCATTATATATATCAATACATTACACTACTCGACGTTTTTGTCGGGTAATCCGACATTTTTGTCAAATTGTTTATGGCATATATTATGCTTTATCAAATATCATGCCATAAGTCAATTTGATATATTATATCACTTATTATCAGTTTAAAGAACTGGAAAGTTATCAGTTTAAAGAACTGGAAAGCAATTTACTTAAAATTTATCAGGAACTTTTCAGGAATTAAACAATCACCGAGTACCGATTCCTATATGTATTTTGCTCTAACCGGTAATTACTGCTTCGCAAAAGCGATTAATAATTCTGGTTCCTTTCTTCGTAGCAGTATCGGTCCTCTGTCTCTGCTACAGAAGGTGTTTATTACCGATGTTACTCTCCTTTTGCATCAGAGAGTGAATGGACATCGTATCTCCCTGTATTGCAACGGCGTTGCAATGCAGGAATTAAATCTGCCCGGTTTGCTCTCTGCAGGGTTTTAATTCCTGCAGGAACAAATGGTGTGTAGATAGCAGGCCCATCAAACCTATCCACCCACACTCCAGCGGATAGCTGTGCCGCCCTGATCGCTCTTCTAAGATCCTTATTCATTTCATATGTCCTCCTTTCTTTATTAAATACAGTATAGACGGTGACTTCTATAAAAGCAAACGGAGTGTTTGGTGTTTTGTTGGAATGTTTGTCGAGACCGGTAATTACTACTTAATTTGGTATATTTCTACATTAGTAACTTCTCAAGGTTACTTT